CGAAGGGTCGTCGGCGATGCTGATGGTGATGCTCATCGCGCTCGTGGTGGTCGGGATCTGCGACTCGAAGTCCTGCTCGAGGAACGAGTAGTTGGTGAACTGCTGATCACCGCCGGAGGTCTGGAAGTCCATGATCTGGGTGATCTGGGTGAAGCCGGTGATTTCCGACACCGAACCGACGCCCGAGCCAGTCGGGAACATCGTGGTCGAAGTGGTGTCGATGCCGTCCAGGTTGAAGTTGTTGGTGGTCGAGCCGGCCACGCGGATCACGCGGTTGTTCAGCTTCGACCAGCCGGAGGTCACCGACACCAGCGCGCCGTTCGTCAGGCCGTGCGAGGTCGAGGTGGCAACGCCCGGGTTGGCGTTGGTGATTGCGGTCACCGGCTTGGCGGTACCGTAGGTGGTTGCCAGCGAAATGATGGAACCGTCAGGGAGGCGAGCTGCCATGTTGTATTACCTTTCTTGCCCTTCTCGGGCACTAGTGAAGTCCGTAGCGGACAAGAAAAAAGCCGCCCGGATTACTCGGGGCGGCTCGGTTTGGGCTGGGGCGGCCTAGCGGTCGGCCCAGATCGAAAAGTCTTGACGGGAGCAGTACCGCTCCATGTCGGCGTCGAAATCAGATGCGGCCGCGGCACTCGGCCTGGCCTGGAATTGCTCGGCAACGGTTAGAGCGTCCTCGATCGACGAGATCAGCGCATTCGCTTCTATGCGGCGGTCGCTCCAGACGTTGACCTGCACCAGCGCGTTGCGCTTCGACGGTCGGGCGTTGTCAATAAACGTTACTGCGTCGCCGCCGATTTGCTGCCAGGTCACGTATGGGCGAGCCGTATCGACCGGCGCGAAGTCACAGAACACTCGCGGGCATAGCGTTCGCAGGGCCGTTGTTAGGTTTTCCTCTAACGTCATTGAATCTCCCTGTGCAGTCGCTCAGCAGCCGCAGCGGCCGCGGCGTCGAACTTCACCTGTGCGCGGCGCACAAAAGATAGCGCCGCAACTTGTTTTGCGGCGGGTCGGAGCAGCCAGTACGCGTCTTTTTCGGCCTGAGATGCGTACCGACCTGGCTTTGGCTTTCCGCGAGCTTCCGGCCTTCTAGCTGTATAGAGGCTCCCGTCCTTGCCCATATATGTGACATACCGTTGAACGTGGCCGAACTCAATTAAGTGCCCGTGCTTGGCCTTTTTCGTATTCCAGCTTATGTGGTACGTCGCCCTACCGTCCCCACTGTTCTTCTGGCTAAAGGCTTGATAAATGCTGTTCGACAGTCGGCCAGTGTTTCTCGGGATCGCTGCAACGTTGCGCTTAACCTCGTCGTACAGCACTTGCGCCGCAGCCTGCGCTGCCGGCCGGGCCGCCTCTTCGGCACGTTCGCCCAAGTCCGTAAGAATCGTGTTGAGGCCAGAGAGGTCGACCGACAGCATGCTCATTTAGCGCTCTCCACGACCAAGAACATGAACGACCGGTCATCGGCCAGCAGGACTGACTTGACGTCATACTCCTCGCCCGCGTAGCGCACGCGCCAGGCTGGGCCGACATCAGCGCGCGAGCGGATCCGGATCGAAGCGCGCTTTACCGCTACCTCGGCGCCTGCGCGCAGGACTTCGGAGCCGCTCTGGAAGCGGACGTCACTCCAGATCGTGGCGACGTCAGACCAGTCGTCGACCGGCTGGCCCACTGCGTCTGTTCCGGTCGTGCGCTTTAGGAGGGTGATACGGTGGTTCATGCGTACACCTTCCAGCGGTCTAGGAGACCTTCGAAATTGCTCTGCTTTGCGTTCGGAACCGGTGAGAACTGCTGCTGTACGCACGCGAGGATGTATCCCTTGATCTCGTCCGGCACCGCCGCGTCGGTCGAGCCAAAGCCGCACACGTACTGCACCTCGACCGCATTGATATACGGTGCAGTCGCCGGCCATGCGCGGCCCGAGGCTGGCACCACATAACCCGGCTCGCTCTCGGTATCGACCTGGTAGTCCTGCGGGTCCAGCGTCTGCTGGATACCGTCGACGTCGTAGAACTTGACGTGATCGACGGAGGCCAGCGGCGCGCCCGGCAGGCGAATCGCACTTGGGAATGCGTCGAGCGTCACGCGCCAGGTCTGTGTAATGAAGGCTCGCCCGGTGATGTGTTCGGCCTCGCCTGTATGCGTACGCACGGCTTGCGTGATCTGCGCGTCGAGCGCCGATGTGCCGTTGGCTTCTACATCAGCCCTAGCGGCGGCGCGCGCATCATCTAGCGACACTGCCAGGGCCGCCGGCGGCGTGATGCGTTTTGTTGTCATCGGACGTTCCTTTGAACTGCTGGCGGGGGCGCGCTGCGTTGGTAGCCAGGGCCGTCCGGCGCGCGAGCGTATTCGACCGCCGCGGACTCTAGCTGCTCAACCCCACTCGCCTCGCCGGCTGGCTTTTGCGCCTTCATCAGCGTCACGCCTGGCGGCGCGTCATACTTGATCGGGTAGGTTGGATCCACCATCAGTGATCCTCCCTCACAAACCACATTGTCCGGTCGATCTGCTCGCCGTTTGCACATGTCAGGCGGATCGTGCAGAAGTTCGCGGCGTTATTCGCAATATCTAAGCCGCCCAGCTTTACGATGACATCGGTTCCCTGAATGTACGGCTGCACAGCTACCGTGACGCCGGCTACGATGGCGATTGCGGATTGCGCCGTCGTACCCGAATCAGACAGGTCTTTTGAGAACCCGTACTTGTAGAAGCGGATGTCGTCCGGGTCTTTTGGTACGGTCCACTTGCCGTTTATGAAAGTTGGATCAGCCATTAAAAGTCCACCCTGTTAGTTCCGCCGCCGAAATCGACTCGATTCGTGCCCCCACCGAAATTCACGGTGCGCGCCGGAGGAATGGTTGATGCATCTACCTGACCACCACTCGGTGGCGGCGGCGTAATGAGCGCCTTACTGATCTCCCCGAGCGCAAACTCGCCAAGCGCTCCAAATCCAAGCATGTCAGCTCCCCGTAACGGTAATTGCGGTGAACGGCTGTAACGGCGCGCCCCAGGTGCCACGCACATACGTGATGTTGTCGCACGGGATAGCCGCAGGTATTGGGTCCGTCGTCGAGCTGCCGGCGTGGGGCGAGTTCATCTGCGCGTATGCGATCGTCGCCGCTGCACTGGCGCCGGTCACGCGGATCGTAGTGGCGTCAACGATGGCCGTTCCGGTAATCGTAATCACGTTGTTGCTTGCATCACGTAGCTCGAAGCCAGTGAGTGCTGCACCATTGCCACCTGCGCCGTCCTTCAAGACCGTGCCGCCACTATGCTGTACCGTCAGCAGCACATCCAGGCCACTGAGGCGCGCACTGACAGCGCGCGGGCCCGCGCCGGACACACCCACGCCGAAGCGGGCCGCTAGCGACAAACCTGCGCGCGCACCGATGCGGGCAAATGCAACGCCCTTCTGATGCACGCCGTCGACGGTCACGCCGTCATGCGCTGTCGATGCCAGGAACGCGCCTGGGGACGTGGCTGCATAGTCACACAGCAGGGCACGCATCGCGCCGAATTCACCTTCGACGCTGCCGCCATAGCTACCAGGTCCGAGAGAAATCACGCCAAAGTGGAAATTGCTGGCATCGCGGCCCCCAAGGGCAGCGCATTGCGCATGCACGTTGGCGAGGGCCGCGCGGTGCCCCGTCGGGTTCAGGTTATGCGCATCACTTTCGCCCTGGTACCAGATGGCCGCCTCGATGTCGCCGCCCGCATCAGCAACCGCAGCAGCAAAGGCATTCCAGTTGGTTTGCCCTGCCTGCCACGACGAGATGAACGAACCGCCGACCGCACGCTCTATCAGGCATACCGGGATACCCGGTGCCGCAGCGACGGTGTTCGCGAGTAGCACGACGAAATCGCCATTGACGGTGCCGCCGTTGTCGCCCGCTGCCTCGGTAAAGTTGCTGCCGTAGGTGCCGGCGTTCAGGCTCTCGGCCAAATTGTCGTTGATCCGGCCTACCCGGTTGTAGACCTTGGGCCGGCTGAAGAACAACGATTTTTTCCCGCCGAGCGGGTAGAACCACGCTGTTTTCGGCGCGTTCTCCATGTTCGATTGGCCGATCAGGCCAATGCACATGCCGATGCCGAACTTGTTAGAACCCGAAATGACGGTCTGCGGGCTGGCTGGATCGCGTACCTGCAGGCGATACCAGCAGCCCTCAGGAGCGCCAAGCATCTTGCCGGACGCCGTGCCGCCGCTGGCGGACAGACTGGCGAGCAAGCCCCACGAAGTGACGGGCGCGCCGCTATCAAAATCAACGAGGCGCGCCTCGACATTGGCCGGTGCAGCACCCGTATAGGACAGGCTGACGGTCAGGTCGAGACTGTGCCCGCGGCGCTGGAAGACTCGCTGTGACTGGTAATCAGCGATAGTGCCGATTTGATAAGGCCCACTCGGCTGAGCGGTGCCAGATGACACACCGGTTATTGCGATCTTGCCGTTGCGCAACCTCGGCTTTCCATTAGATAAACGCGGCGCCATTAGGTCACCACCAGGCCGCCGGCTGCGTTGTAGCAGATGTCCTCAGTGCCGATACGGAACCATAGATAAAACGGCACGCCCAGGTCAGCGGTCGACACCCACAAGTTGGCCACGTTCTCCCATGCCGGATCGGCGCGGTCGGCCATTGGCACCAGGCCGTTGACCGACAAATCACCGCTGGCGTTTTGCGCGGCGGTGATCTCGGCGGGCGGGACCGTGTTCGACTTGCTCCAGCCGCAGCGCACGTTAGTGCCTGCGGCCACATTCGGCGTGATATTGAAGTAGCTCGCAGGCGTGGTCATCGCCTTCGTTGGCGCGAAGTACGAACCGGCGTTCGCGTAAGTGCCGTCGGCCGCAGACTTGGCAAGTGCCGTCTTCACGGTGTTGCCCGCCGTGTACGGCGCAATAG